AAGCTACTGAGACTCGCGCCTAGTGATGACCTTTCAGCCATCACTGAGGGGGGAGCCCCAGTTGCCACAGAGTTGATGGAAAGTTTCGCGACTTTTCTCAAAAGATGCCCGAACTTCATGGTTCGAAGCACTAAGCCAAATCCAGAGACTCAACGTGAGTACCTTGGATATCTAAGTTCTGCAAACGGACCGAATGGTCCCATGTTGAGAACTGCACACAGAGATGCTATCGCTCTCTTCCACGATAAACCTCTTTTAGAATCAGTTCTCGCCTTATTGAAGATTACTGGGGGGTCAATATACAAGGACCTGCTTTCAATGATTTCTGCGATAGAGAAGATAAAAGACAAGTCCTTGCCACACTCAATCCATTCAAAAGTTTCACAACTTTCGGAAGGAGGGGGTAAGACAAGGAACATTGCAATTATCGACTACTATTCTCAGTCAGCATTGAAGTGGATCCATGACATATTGATGTTCCGACTGAAAGATATAAAAAGCGATGCGACGTACTCACAGGAAGACGGTTTCGCTCTTGTTAGAGCGAAAGCGAAATCCTCGGGGTACTGCGCTTCACTTGATTTATCATCAGCCACTGACAGGTTCCCAATTTCTCTCCAGATCCTTGTTATCAACAAGATATTTGGTGAGACGGTTGGAAAACTTTGGTCAGAAGTAATTTCTTTAAGACGAAAATTTCATCTAAAAGAGAGAATTATTTCGTGGGAAAGAGGACAGCCTCTGGGTGCGTTGTCATCATGGGCGTCATTCGCATTGACACATCACATCTTTATCAGATGGTGTGCCAATGATCCGTATTACAGTAACTACGTTATCCTTGGAGACGACGTGGCCATAATGGATGAGCAGGTTGCTACGGTGTACCGCGATCGCATGGAAAGATGTGGAGTCAAGATTAACATGTCCAAGGGTTTTATATCAAAAGGAACCAAGGTCTATGGGGAATTCGCAAAGAGGGTCTTCTTAAATGAAGACGAACTCAGCGGTATCCCAATTGACTTGATTGTCTCTTGCCGTAAAACTCTGTACATGATACCTGACTTCATAAAATTTCTACAGCGACGTTGGAATGTCGTTCTACCTGGTTCAGAACTTTATGCCCCGGAGTGCTTCACTTTCCTTTCACAGAAAGGGAAGCGTCTCCTTTCGATTGTGCTCGTATTCAGGTCCACTGTGGAGGCCAAGATAAATCTTGGGTTTCCATGGTGTGCCTTAAATAGTGAGGACACATTGTATACTACAATGGTCGTTCACTACTTTCGAGCATTCGAAGAGAGAATCTCCACATTCATGGACGAAGGGTCGATGCTTCGAAGTAAGTTAATTACTGAGAAGATCATCAATCCAATCGCCAAGAATGAGGGTAACCACGTTTCTGATATGGTATTAGTGCATCTCCAGACAAGTTCTCATCCCATGGCCTTATTAGCCTTAAAGATGGGTATGTTGTTGACAAAAGCCGAAGCCAATATCAACGCCTCGTATGAAAATCTTGATAATTTTATAACAGACTTCCTTCCCGACGTTCACCTAAGATCATACTTCTACGATCGTAAGACCGTAAGAAATGTGACACTAGGAAAAGTTGGGCTGAAGATCTATTACGATTCTATCAAGGAACTTCATGAGACCAAACCTCTTCAAAATTAACAAGGACAGGGGGGAAATCCTGTCT